AGGAGGTAAAAAAATGAACTTAGAAACACAAGTAAAAAATTATGACGAGGCTTACAGAAATGGTAATGCCTTAATTTCTGATAAAGAATTTGATGAGCTAGAGAAAAAATTATTTACCTTCAAACCTGAGTCAGATTATTTTAAACAACAACTAACTTTACCTACTCTACAAAAAGGAACCGTAGATGAATTTATAAAAGGACTACCAAAAGGAACACAAGTTTTAGTACAACCTAAATATGATGGGGTAGCAGTAGCAATTAAATATAGAAATGGTTTTTTACAAAAAGCTATTACAAGAAAAGGTAAAGACATAACAGATCATATTGTAAGAATAAAAACAATCCCTCTTTATATCCCTATTGATAGCGAATTAGTAGTTCGTGGTGAATTATATGCAAAAGATTATTTAGGATCTGTCAGTCAACGTATAGCAGGGGGCTATATAAGAAATATTTGTAAAAATCCAAATGATTATTTGCCAAATCCTAAACTAACATTTGCAGCTTTTGAAATTATTAATTCTAATCTTGCTCAAATTAATCAATGCAAATATTTAAGTAGATTAAATTTTCATACTGCACGATGGTCATTAACTGACATTAAATATTTAAAAGATTTTATGTACAAATATTTACATAAAAAATTATGGAACAATATTCCAATTGATGGAATTGTAGTAAAAATAAATTCTAGAAAAGAACAAATAGCTAGAGAAAAACAATATGATTTATTTCCTTATTCAAAGATGGCAATTAAATATTAATCATGAGACATTTAGTACAACCCTATCAAGTCTCCCAGCGGTGGCTTCCAGAAATTCAAGGACTAGAAAAATACGAAGATGGTATTAGTCGAGGTTATTTTTATAAAGGCAAAATAGTTCCTTATTCAATTACACAAGTAGTTGATTTGAGAAGTGAATTAACAAAAAAAATACACGAAAAAACTAAACCAGAATGGCAGCCAAGGGGTAATACAGTACATGATTGTATGGAACAGTTTCTTCGTGGTAGATCTTTTGATCCTGGTAAATATAAAGAATGGACAGATGCCTTAACTTCTTATGATTTTTGGGATGATTGGGAAGCTATAGCAACTGAATATAAATTATTAGATCTTAAATATGGTATTGCTGGTACAGCAGATGCAATTGTTAGAAATAAAAAAGACCATAACCGAATAGCAATAGTAGATTTAAAAACTAAAAAAGACAAAATTAGTTTTGGAGATCACAAAATGCAAATAGGTGGTTATTTACATTTATTGCAGCAAACATTTCCAGAATTAAAAATTAATGATGCTTATATAATTTATGTAGGCAAGTCCCTTGTGGACAGACAGCATTATGACAGAGAAACTTGTATAGATTGTATAGATTTATATACAGGCCAAAGAAGATACTTTATAAATAAAGAGGAGGAATTTTAATGAAAGACCTAAAAGATAAGATTACGAGTCTTTTTTATTGTTTTATGGAGATATTCTTCCGTAGGAGCAATAAGAAAGATACAAACTCTGAGGATGAAATTATTTTTGTCCTTAGAGAACAAGCAGAAGATCTTATAGATCAACAATCATCCTATTGGGATGAATCATTACATCAACCTCATGTACAACAGAATGTCAGAAACTACCTCCAAAATTGCTACAACATTTCAGAAGCAGAATACGATGACCCCCTCCTCTGAAAATTTTCTTAACCCTATTGAAAGAGTAGTAGGAGAAATTGCAGCCGCTCAAGAAATTATTAAACAAAAAAAACTTTTAATAATGGGTTTAAAACTTGAAATTGATCAACATTTTGAACAAAACAATTTTAAAGATGGAGACATTATTGAAGGTATTAGAGTAGAAAAAATAACAAGAAGTAATGGCTATGAATACAAGCCAGCAATAATAAATAAAATTAATTCAATTAAAAGAAAAGCAGAAGAAGACGGAGATGTAATTGCAAAACCACCAACTGAATATTGGAGAGTTGGATGACATTAGAACAACAATTACTTACTTACGCCATGCTTCTTAATACTCAACAAAAACATTTATGCAGAAATTACAGATTAGAAAGAAAATTTCTTAGACATTTTCCGATTTTATATGAACGAGTTAATTCTGAAGGACAAAGATTATTACTAGATGCTGCGGCACAAATACTTGAGTTTTATTACGAAGCAGATTGCTATGAACACAAAGGAAAAAATAAAAAACGCTGAAAAGCGAATTAAAGAACTTGAACTACTAATCAAATTATGGAACAACAATGGCAAACCCTAGAAAACGCAAAGGCGATGCAGCAGAAAGAGAGGCAGCAGCAATTCTTACAGAGGCTACTGGTACTGAGTGTACTCGTACCTTGTCTGCTGGGATACCTGGGGATATTGGGGATATACATGGGATTGCTGATACCGTTTGCCAAGTTGCAGATTGGAGCGACAAATCAGCCGCCTGTTTACAAAAGCCAAGGGAAGTAGAACAACAACGGTTAAATGCCAAAGCAAAACGTGCTTTTACTATGGTGCGTTTTAGAGGCGGTAAAGAAAATTGGAGAGTTGTAATGACAGTCGAACAATTTGCGAGGTTTATTAAATGAAAGTATTAATTGCCTGTGAATATAGCGGTAAAACTAGAGACAGTTTTATCAGAAATGGTCATGATGCCATTAGTTGTGATTTGTTACCAACAGAAAGGCCAGGTAAACATTATCAAGGCGATGTAAGAGATATTATTAATAATGGATTTGATTTAATGGTAGCTCATCCCAGTTGTCAACACCTTGCTGTTTCTGGCAGCCGCCATTTTTGGCGTAAGCAAAAAGAACAAAAAGAAGCCTTAGATTTTGTTCGTTTACTTATGAATTGCAATATACCTAGATGGTGTATAGAAAATCCAATAAGTGTTATCAGTTCTGCAATAAGGCCACCAGATCAGATAATACAACCTTATGAATATGGAGATCCATTTCAGAAATCTACTTGTTTATGGTTAAAAAATTTACCTTTGTTAAAGCCAACAAAAATTGTAGATAAAGGTGAATTTTATATATCACCAAGTGGTAAGAAAATACCAAAATGGTTGGCTGTATTAGGAAAAGGAAAAGGCAAGGAAAGAAGTATGAGTTTTGATGGAATAGCTAATGCTTTTGGTGACCAATGGGGTGATGAAGCAAAGCTGCCAACACCTGTCGAGCAATTAAGTCTTTTTAACTAAACATACTATTACTACGGAGGTTTATTAAATGAAAAGACAAACAAACTACTACAAAAGACAACTTAAATTATTACGAGCTAATCGTATAAAAGCAGAACAAAAAAAATTAATTGATATTACTTTGCGAGGTAGTGATCATTATATATTTTTTAACGAGCTTTCAAAAGCACAAGTTGTTTCAAAAGGGCAGTGGGTTACTAAACATATAAAAACAGCAATTTTATATCACAATCATGAAATAGATAAGATTAACAAAATGCTTGTTAATCAGTTTAAACAAGAAGAAAAAGATGCAGTAGAAAAGGTATTGAACCAAGACCCAACGTAGGGGGTACAGAAGGGTCTTGGCCGACTAACAGACCACTGCTCAGTATCTGCGAGTCTCCTTAAATTTAACCTTTTACTATGGATAAGCAATAACTACTTAGCTTTAGGGTACAATCTTGCTTCTAATGTCCTTACAAACTGATCATCAATTGTATTGTCAGTAAGTTTAGCAAGTTCCTTTAAAGCATATATCAACAGGTTTTTAAAATAATTTTTCTTTACTAAAAACCGAATGATTTTTCTGCCAATTGTCATCTTTAATAAACTGTTGTACTTTAATAGTAATACCTTTTAATATGAAAGGGTAGTACTACTAAGTATTCATGCAACAGGCTGACAAGAAAAAAGAACAAGAAATTGAAAAACCTGATTATCAGGAAAAAATTACTTTTTTAGTTTCGACTGTAGCTCAAGCTTTTATTTTAACTTGGTGTTTATTAGTTTTATCTCTTGGATATATAAAACTACCTAATAAACTATTTGGGATGGAAATTCCAGATCAACCAAGAGTTGATTCAACATTTGCTGCTGGATTATTAGGTAATATTTTAGGTGGACTAGGTATAAGTGTTAATGCAGCGCAAGGAGCTAAAAAGAAAAAGAAAGAAGACGAAAATGGAGCAGTTAATACAAACAATAATGGATATCAAACTATAGTTATAAAGCAGCCTATAGAACTAATTACCAGTAAACCCCAAGTAACAAAGGTTGATTTAAACAAATGAAAAAACTATTACCACTACTGTTATTGTTTAGTCCTTCTGTAGTACTAGCAGACATCACGCAAAAATTTACGACATCTGCCCAGATTACGGTAGATATGCCGTACTCTGTCACTAACAAATTAGGTACGACATATTCAATATCAGGTAATAACATAACCCCATCTGTAACTGTAGGAGACACTACGACATCAGGAAAAATTGGTGGTATTAATCTTGGTAGTTTAAATAGTGGCGTACCTGCCATGATACAAACTGATAAATCAATTACCACAGCAGGGAGTGCATTTTCGTTGACGGAAACTGTAACAATGGGCGATTCTCAACCTAGTGCAATCACGCCATCGTCAGGCATAGCAGCACTACCACACCTTGGTGGACAGACAACAATAGGTAGTGGAGGTACTCTTGGATCTGGAGCTATGACTTCTTTATCATCAGGTGTTCATACTTGTAGCGGTGCATTTGGATCTGGATCTAGCTGCATAGGATCAACTACAGTAACCATAACCATAGATTGAAAAAACTTTGGCTGCTATTCATAATATTATTTCCTGTCAAAACTCTTGCAAATCCTTTAGTACCCAACTTTCGTACAGGCAGTTCAAGTACAAATTCACAGACGGAGTCAGTAATAACAGAATCGGTGGTATCTCATCAGTTTCGGACAGGTTATTCTCTAAGTGTCTCAGGTACGAATATAGAGAGTGCGGATGTTGATGGTTATATCAATTCAATTCCAACGGCAGAAGCTACACAAACAGTTAATGGAGTTAATTTTTCATATACGAGTCCCACGTTGGAAGGTGTTCCTAGATGGAAGATAGTAAACGAAGGTCAACCTTTCAGTTTAGTCGAATCAATAATTTCTCCAGGGCTAGACACAATAACTTCTATAAACAGAGTTATAAACACAACCACAACCACAACGGTAGAAACTACCTTTGGTCAGTAATTCTTGTAATCCTTTGCCCTGCAAAAGTTTTGGCTAATACCACCGTAGCAAGTCCTTCAAGTAACGCACAGGGAACGGTAAATAACAATGCCACTATGATAGCCCCACAATCCAATCCTCAGTTTAGAATGTCGCAGGGTATTGTTTGTAGTTCTCCAAGTCTTACTATTACTCCGTTTTTAACAGACAGTTGGTCTTTCGCACGACCAAAAGAATACATAACAAGAACACCAATATACGATGAAGACACTGGAGAAATTAAATATTATCAAGAAATTCCTAGGTTTGAAAAAGACAATTACAACATTAATTATGGTATTTCTGCACAATTTAGTATTCCATTAGGCAAGTCCCCTGCACTATGTCATCAAGCAACAGAAGTTAATATAAAAAATCAAGAGTTGTTATATGAGAAGGGAAAATTAGAGCTTGCTCTCTTTAGACTTAAGGTATGCGGTGAACAGGCGGTCTTAGGCGTTACATTTACAGGTAAGTACGCCTCAATATGCGAAGGGATTTCCGTTACCGTACCCCCAGGACAAGTTATTCCTCACTCTCATTCTTTGAAACCTTAGATTTACTTAGACGTTTACCAATATTTTTTATACCAGCCTTG